ATAAATATTCCTAATACAATTATGAGAACATTTAGCATTCGACCATTGATTGATAGAAATTTTATTAGGAGCAAGTTCGGTGAAATTATTCCTGATTGTGGACTTTCTGAAGAAATTGTAAAAAGATTCAATTATGATAAAGAATATGACACAAGTGATGTTAAAAATAAGCCCACTACACCTGGAGATATTTTCAATATAACGCTTTATCAATATATTGGAAAATTAGATGGTAAAAAACGATATAGAAAATTAGAAGATTTTAAAGAACATGACATAGTGAGACGTTATTCAAAATTAGGATTCAATATATTCACCACCAATTTTGAGAACAAAAGATTAATGCTATTAAAGCGTGTTAAAAAAAGAGTTAAGAAAAACATTATTGATAAAAATGTGATGGCTAAATTCAAAAGGAATTACAATTCTGGTCAATCATTAGGGGCTGCTATATTTAATGAACTGTATACGCCTTCTATGGAAGATGAATCTATAGTCCGCTTAATATCATTCTCGCTGGAGTTTAATGAGAATGGATCTGCTCCTCAGGATGATAAAAATTATTTTAATAGGGAAGGGAATTTCAGAAAATTTAATTCAATTTAACATTTAAATATTTAAATAATAAAAATAAAAATCAAGATGTCGGATGATAAGAAAAAAGTTAAAAAGACTCCAGGGAGACCACCTAAAAATATCACCACTCCCGTTGGCTTGTATAAAGGAATAGTTGAAAAACCTCATATAGAAGGAGCAATTAATGAGATCATCATTACTGAATCAATGATGATAAATAATTGCTTAAAAACATTTAAATCACTAGGTGCCGAAAATATATCAATTAATTGGTCCAAAGATAGATTAATTATTTATGCAGAGGTATTAGATAGTAAGAATGAAATGGCTGTTTCAACCGGGGTATCAAAAAGAGTGTATCTAGAATTTAAGGCAAAAGAAATTTATTCTTATTATTGCTCTGAAGAAATAACCATGAAATTAAAAAATATAAGTGATCTAGAAGAATTCTTTGAAGATCTCGCTGAGAATTCAGATAAAATAATTCTTTATTACAATGGAATTAGCAATGCATTAAATGCAGATATTATACAAAAATCACTAGGTAATCATAAAAGTAAAAATATAATTTCTATAGAATCAATCGAGCCAAATACTGAACATTTTAATTGTCCGGAGTCAATTGAAAATGTTGCGATTGAATTTAGATCTATTAACGCTTGTGAATTGAAACAATATTTGAATAAAAAAAGTAGAAAGAGAGCCAGCGAGTGTAAATTGGTAGCGAAAGAAAATATCATGACGCTTGATTTTAAGAAAATGGTAGGCAACACTCATACTTCAGAATTTGATAATAAATTAAATAAACAAATAATCAATCATAAACCTGATTTCATATTTGAAGCATCTTGGCCAAAAAGTGATATTTATAGTTTTTGTATTCACTTCAAAAAAACACTTAATATGTTTATCAGTGAAGATCAATTATTCTTAGTTTACAATAACAAGCCAGGAATTTATATTAAATATCTTATCGAAATTTAAAATTTCGATATAATATTTAAGTCATTTTATTCCATATTGATATTCCTGCTTTGACTCCTATTGCAATCGCTGCTGCAGCAATAACAAGCAGAATTAGCATAACTATGAATATAAAGATTTCGACAAGGAGCATCCACACAGTTCCATCATCCATTTTATGATAAATTTAATATTATTTTTTCTAAATTAAAAAATGAATTACATAATCGGTGGAGTAGAACGTAATATAAATCAAGTACAAACATATATTGAATATTCAGGTGGAGTTAATCAAAATGTAGGTGAAATACTTGAAGGAGCCCGTGCTGATCGGTTGGTTAGAAAGGTCCAACAAATTGTAGGATCTAAACAAATTGCTGAAATTGCATTAGGTGATCGAGACATTGCCGAAATTCCAGAAGTAGAAACACCTGATGATCTTCTAGGCATTTATGGAGGAGATGCTGTCAAGATGGCGATTGAAATAGAGCAATCATATGCAAGCCAGGCTCAAAATATGTACGATATGTAAATATTTTGATTTTAAATTTAATAATTATATATAAAAAACATGTCCTTAACTAGATTCTGTGATGATTGTGGAAATATTTTAGAATTACCTAATATTTCTACAGGCTTGATGGCTTGCTTGCAATGTGGAAATAAACAAAAATTACCTGATGACGATAAGACTATTTCTATCAATTATTATAATAGTGGTGGAAGAATTATTACAGATAATGAAATTAAGAGAGTTCTACATGAATCAACAACATATAGAATCAAACGTAAATGTCCAGAATGTGAAAATCCTTACATGGTAGTAATCAGTAATGACGATTATCAATTTATGTTTGCATGCCCAGAATGTGAATCATCATTTAAGCCCACTTAAGTGTTAATTAAGTATTATAATCGAAATTACATCCAAATCTAGATATGTCTGTAAAATTTTTTAATTGGGCTGCTCTTTTTTCTTGTAATTCCGAGAATCTTTTTCTCTTAGGATCAACCGATCTTTGTAAATCACCTGATTTAGGTGCGGATTTAGTAGAGCCTGCTGGTTTAGCACCGGCCGGCATATGATACTCCATATTCATAACACCAGGAGGTACTCCATTTAAATCTTCGAAAAAGAAGCTGTCTAGTTCACCATCACCATATATGTAATCATCTTTAGATTCAACTTTAATGTTCTTTTCTTTAATCTCGTTCCCTCCAAATTTTTCTAATTCATTATTTGTTTTTTCCATGAATAGTGAAATGTTTTTAATCACAATTTCTGTTTTATCCCAAAATTCTTTATCAGTAATGTTAACACCGATTGACATCAAGTATGTCCATACAATTCTAAGTAAATTGATCACTTCAGTAGGAGTCATTTGTCAAAATTTCCTATTATTTTAACTTGATAATTAAATTCACAAATGATAATTTAGAGGGAAGAATTCCTTCAAACAGATATAAACCGGGAGCCTCGAATAATCACCTGCATACATAACTGATTTTTCCATCTCTATTTTTTTATTCTCTATAAATTTAGGTACGTCCCCGCCGAGCAGGGTTTGTTCTTCTGCAAATATATCATATATTGATTTGTTTGATTTCAAATATTCTGTATACTTAGACACCACCCAGTTAATCATCTCTTTAAATCTTTTTGAAATATTTTTGTGATGATCTGAAGGAACTAAATTATGAAAACTAATTATGAATTTGATTGTGTCTCTAAAACTAGTTAAAACCTCTATTATATCTATACATGTTGAGGCGATAACAAATTCATCTCGATGAGTTTTATATTTTTCTTTAATTTTGTCTACGTATTTTCCATAAATTTCTGATAAATTTTTTTTAATCAACATCAATATATGAATATGCTCAGTAAAGAAGAAACTTTCACCAAAATCAATAGGATTGACATTGTATTTTTGAGCTAAAATCATTCCATCTTCAAATTCAGGTAATTTAAATAAATCATGAGTTTCACCTATCACTAAATTGCCGGTATGAAAATCGCCATGATAAAACCCCTTTCTATGAACATAAAGTAGAGCCTTCAATGATTTATAAAGTAGATTATTTACTTCAGTGAAGTATATTTTCTCACTGTACTTAGGAAATAAAACATCTCTCATAAAAATAAATACACTAAATGGAAGTTTATTCATCATGACAGTTAATGCTGTATTAGTTCTCGCTGCCTGAATAGCCATGTTATATTTAGAGTAGAATTTATTAGTTATTCCTCCTACAATCCCTGTCTCTTTGATATTTGGATAAACAAATGTTAAATTATCATCGGGATATAACACTCTATTGAAATATACATCTCTATAATCATCTATGTTAATATCTTTATTATACTTAATAGGGATCACTTTAATAATGCTTGATCCAGCGAGAAGCCCTTGTTGAATATCGCGAATATTAAGCCGATCATAAATGTGCCTATATAAATTATTTTTATGAGTCATCGTAACTACAGTAGTGAGGATCTGAATCTTAACGCGGTCCGTTAATTCATTCCAAAGTTTAATTACTACTTGCTCATTATGACGAGGCAGAATGTGAAAAGTGCTCATATCAAATAGTGCAGCGATATCGCTTTTATGTAGATTCATTCTAACTCCAGTCTGATCATAATTTATAAAATAAAATAATTCGATGGCTCTATCAAGTACTTCCGAATTAGTGGATTTATAAGGAGCCCCCATTGAAAGATAGCATTTCTTACTGAACTTGATAAATTCCGGTTCATCATAGTCGAATGTTTTAGGTAATTTTTCAGTTATATATAAATCACCTATTCGAAGATAATCTCCGTCATACATATTGTAAAATTCTTTATCATATGGATTAGAAGTGAATGTGTTTTCATTATGCTTGATTCTCAAACTCGCAACTGACCACATTTTTAATATAAAAAATTAAATCTTTCTAGCAGATTTATTTCTGCTTGGAATGTTAAATGCTTCATAATAACCAGGTACATTATACTTGAATCCATATCGTTGATCATATTTAAAATCAAGATGAAGATAAATTGGATAATTTCCTGCTAATTTTTGTTGAGATTCAACAGCTCTAAGATATGTAATATTTGATGAAACCTTATGAGATCTATAAGAGAAAGTGAAATGTGCAGTTCTTAATGAGGTAGGATTAATGAATAAAAAAGTCAAAAATATTTTTTAAACCTCCTTTTAACCAAAACAAACCAACACACTTGGAGGGGTACCCACCGTACCTATGAGAGTTTATCTCGCATTTCCTAAATGCACCAATAATCCACAATAAACCATTTTAACTCTCATCTCATCACCAGCATCTTCTTCACGTCTTCTTAAATCACCGATCTTCTTCTCTGCTTCCTTCATCTTCTTGTATCCCGCATCAACTTCTTTCACTTCTCTCATCATCTTAATCTTACTACACAACTCTGATATCTTCTCTGATAAATTCTTTCTCTCATCATATGTTAAATCAGAAATTGTAAGTTTACGGACAATACGGGATTTACAAAGATCAACATTTTCCTTCACGCTCTTCATATACTCTTCACTTTCGCCATCAAATAATTTTCTGACGTTTTCTTCAAGAGTAGAAATAGGAGCAGATTCCTTTTGAACATATTTAAATGAACCATCAAATAAAGCTTTAACTGAACAAGACATAATACTAATAAGTAGATATAGAAGATAAAAAAATCAAAATAATTTTAATCTCTTTTTTAATTTGATTTTTTTATTCTTTATATCTGCTTTCCTTTATTATGTTTGGTTCAGTTAAAGTTTCTTCCGCTAGTGTTTATGATTATTCTGGTGAATGCATTGCCTTTTTGAGAAGTGGTCTTTCCCCTGCTCAACTTCAAGACTTTGTATCTTCATTAAATGGTTATGTGATGTTCGAGATAGAATTCTCTAATAAAGAAACATTTGTCATGAACGTAATTTATCACTATGTCATTGGTTGTGGATTAGTCCATGGCTGTATTGATGATGTTGATGAAAATCTCGTGAACAAGTGTGATAAGATTTTTGAAAAGACGGTTCTTTGCAATACCTGGGGTTATGTAAGAGATTTCGATTACATAACCTGGGCTGTCCCTGCATGGAAACATTAATAATTCAATTCTTGATCTTCACAACCTAAAAAAATAAAAACACAAAAAACAAAAAACCTTAAAAAACAAAAAATAAAAAAATAAAAACAAAAAGCAGTTTAAAAATTTTTTTAGACTTTTTGATTTATAATTATTTTGATTTAACTAATAATAATTAGATTATTATAAATGGATCCATTTTCACTTAGAGATATGTTCATTAAGACGGTCGCCAAAAATGACACCGTTTATGGAGTATGTTGCGGAGTCAACATGGTTGTTGATGAACTTTCAGAATATCTCAAATGTGAAAAATGTGGAAATTTAGTAAATTATATCCCCCGCTTACTTCAATCCGCTGAATCACAAAAGACACAGCATACTAGTAAGGGAAAGATGTTTTATGGAATACCTACTAAAAAAACAAAAGATGAATCTGTGAAGGAATTAATTCAAGAATTCAAACTTCAAATGATTAAAAAATCTAATTCCGAAATAGATGATGAAGCGGTGTATATCGCTGCCGAATTGATGTATGAAGTATGTCATAGAACCCCTAAGAAACGTGAAAATAGACCTCAAATATTCGCAGCATGTTTATCATATGCTTGTCGTGAGTTAGATTTTTGTTTAACTGATCGTGAAATTGTTGCTAAAGTAGGATTAAAAGTAGATGGAATTAGCAAGGGTGAAACATACTTGATGAAACACATTGTATCCCAAGGACTAGATATCAGTTTAGATAAAATGAATTATGAAAATATAATCGTTAGACATTTAAAAAAACTTGTCTTTGAATATCAAGAAGATAGAGACGGTATAATTCACACTGTTTCACGTCCTTCAGATAGCCCTCAAAATATATCATTTTGTAGTGAATTAGTTCAATTAATGTTAGAAGAAAATATATGTCATAACATGTATATCACTACCAAAATCGCAGGAAGTATTAGATATTGGACAGTTAAATTTAATTGCCAGCCGATTATGAAGAAAAAAGATATAGCCGCTATTCTGGATATAGGTCAGCATACAATGATGGGCTGCTATAATATACTGGCTAACAAGTGTCAGCACTTACTTCCAGAACACATGAGATTATAAATCAAATTTATCAAGTGGATCTGCTGAGATGTGATCCAATACTTTAAGTAATTTTTTATTTCCCACTCTACATTGCTTTCCATGTGCATCACTATATGTATAATATATCTTTCCGGTTAATCGACTAAACAAAATCCTATAATATTTTTTCTTTGATTCAGGCAGTGATTGATCAGGGTTGACTATACAATCGACAGCATCTCTAAGTGGCTTTCTCATTGACTTATCAACTTCTAAATATTCTTCTATAGCCGCATTAGTAGTGAAAATATAATTATGAAATGATCCCCTAATTGACTTCGGAGCCTGAATCAAATTTTGAAGTAATATAATCAAAGTCAATCCGAAATGTCTACCTTTATTACAAATTTGTTCAAAGACTAATTTTTCTTTTCCTGATAAATTTTTAATTTCATCTCCTAAATCATTAATTAAGATTAATATATAAGGGTTGAATCTGACCATCCTGATTGGAATAAGTGCCTCATTTCTATATTCATCCAAGCAGACTTCGTTCTTCTCTATATATTTATTTCCCTCAGCCATTACATATCGATATAAATTTGATAAGATTTTTTCACAGGCTTTATATTCATGTTTGGGTACTTCATCTTTTTCCATCTTTTTAAGTTTTTTCTCCCATAGACCCAGTGTATGCGAATATAACCTAAGCCTCTCTAGCATTTTTCTATCCTTTCTGGTAGCATATATATGATTTAATAATCTGAGTCCATCTCTTAAAATAGGTAAACTTCGAGCCCTTTTATATATATTCCAATTTTTTTCAATTTCAGCAAACACTCTATTTAACCATGGTATATCCAACCTGTCTCGGATTAAACATCTTGAGGTATATCCTTCCATTGGAAAATAATCATCCGCTTCAGCAGTTCCACTCAGACAGACACAGCATTTGAAATTATCTTTATTTTTTGTTAACATCTCATTCACGATAAATGACTTGCCGCTTCCAGTTGTTCCAAGTACTAGATTTGTTCGGCATTTAATCACATCTTCACTAAATGGATTAAATGGATAAGTTCCTAACTTACCCTTAATATCAGGATATTTCTTTTCTTTCATCTCTTTTTAAGAAGAACCTAAAAAAAGATAAATAATTATTTTCAAATCAATAAAGAAATGATTAGACATTATGATTCCTGTGAATCCAGGTTGTTGAGTAGAATATCAGATAGAATAATCCATGGTCCAAATAAATATGAAGAACCAGAAAAACAACTCCATATATTGAATCTATCTGAACATGACTTAAATGTATCATTAGTCAAGGATGGAGTAATTATAAATGAATGGCTGATATATCCATTTGTAATTGGGCATTGTATCAGACCTAAACCAGATGAATATATTATCTTAGTGAATGATGATAAAAGGTCTAAAATTAAATCTAATCAATTCAAGAAAAAATCAAATGTCTACATAGGTTCGATTGATCTTGCTAATTTAGAATTACCTGCTGCAAATAAATTATGGATAAACGAGGTCTTAACAAAATCAGATACAATCCGGCTGATAGGAGATGGATGTATAATTGAACATAGAGAAGAATCAAAGTGGAGTTTTTCATATGTAATATTTTCCATTTTCTTCCTGTTAACGATCTCATTAATTGTCATAATAATAAGTTTCTACTTGATTAAAAATATAAATGATCATATTGAATAATTTATGTGATCCTATTTATATCAATATTCATCATGGATCAGATATCGAGAATATGGAAGATAAAAATCTATATCAAGGTAAATCTAATCCAGTTCAAGCAGGTGATTCCAAATACTTTCCAACTCTGGATAAAGATGCAATTTATATAACCAGTTATGATTCTACTAAAAAAATTTATAGAGGAAATCATGTTTATATTCCTAATTTAAATATAGATGATCCTGATTCAGCAAAATTAGAAATATGTGAAGATGTATATGGTGATTTTAATTTCGCAGACATGGATAGACATACTGATTTTGATCCTGATTTTATTCTAGGGATGAGTTATGTAATCCCAAGTTATATTTGCTATTGTTATAATATCAGTATTTTTATAGGATTCATAGTCATAATTGCTATCGCGGCTGCTGTTTTATATTTATTACTTATTTAAAATTAAATTTTACTAATTAAAAACTATGAATGTCAGAGCAGGATTAGTATATGAACTTTGTAGTAATCATATTAGAAAAAAATCACTAATTGAAATTATTTGGTTTTCCGGTTTACATGAAAATATATTAGATTTTAACAAAATGAAAGAAATAATTCCTATCTTAGAAGAAGATCTAGGCTTTTTAGACATGCCTATCGATGAATCACATGTAAAGTATTTCAAGAAAAATAAAAATTATCTAGAAAATTACTTGCTTGATAACCATGTTAAATACAATGGCAAGGTGATTAAATTAGATAATCAAAGACTCAAAATGGATCTAGTTCATTATAATGAAGAAATAAAATTAGGAAATGAATTTATCAGGCTTTGGACAAAAACAATTATTGATGAAGAGATTCATGGATCAGGGTCTAAATACCACCTTTGTCATTCCAATTACTCAGAAAATTATGAAGAGTTTATTAAGAATCTTGATATTTATTACAAGCGTGTTAACAAAATTTATAATGCGATAGCAGTTGTCGAAGCATTTTCGTTATACAAAATTCCAGGCAAAGTGGATATATCAATCAAGAAGTACAATAAGAAATCAAAAGGTCATGTCGCTGAGAAAAAAGTGATTAAATTATTAGAAAATCTAGGATTTAGTATATCTACTTCAACTAGAGATACAAAACGTATTTCATTTAACTTAACCTTATCAGGCAAACCTGATGGATATATAATTAATTGTCCTATCAAATCATTTAACGGGGCATATATCGAGATTAAATATAAACCATATGAAAAAATGAGATATAGTGATAATTACCAGATTTATTCATATTACGGAATTTTTGAGAAACCTATTTTGTTGATTAATTATTGGAAAAACAAGTTAGAATATAGATTCTTCAAAACTGCTGAATTGGAATCACATTGGAAGTCAATTAAGCGTAGACTAAGAGTAAATTGTAGAAAAATTTATAATTTAATAAATGTCAGTGATGTCGATTCATTTGATAGACTGTATTCAGCCTTAGAAAATGATAAAATAAATTTTACTTAATAATGTTTGATTCTTTATGTAAATGAATATTAACTTTTTTATTGATCATCGTGAAAGAAGAATTATAGATGAATTCAAAATAGCCTTTTCTAAACCCAATGTAATGAAGAATAGAGGGGTAATAGATTATTCAGTAGATACTCTTCAAGCAGGAGATTATATAATTTGTGATCAAACAAATCGAGTGTTATGTGCGATTGAGAGAAAAACACTTCGTGATTATGCTGATTCATTAGTTGATGGAAGGCATGATAATATTGAAAAATTATTAAAACTCAGAGAGGAAACAAATTGTGAAATTTATTATCTAGTCGAAGGGTCAATAGATCCAAGTTATTCAACAGTGATTCGGGGTAGAATTAGTTATAAAAATATTGCATCTTCAATCAGGCATCTGGAAATAAGAGATAATATTCATATAATTAGAACTAAAACCCCTACTCATACTGCAAAAGAATTAAGATTTCTATGTGAAGTTTATTCAGATTTAGCTAGCCGAGATACATTCCGTGAAATTAAGGGTAGTTCGCTAGCAGAAGTTAGCAAGAATTGTGAAGTCAGTGAAGAAACTAAGTTAAAGAATAATATTTATGCAGCGTGGTCTTCAATTAAAGGGATAGGAAAATCCGCCTATATTCTAGCAGAAAAATATTCGATTTACGATGTTCTTGTTCATAACCTACCTGGATTAGATGATATTAAAATAAATAATCGAAGTTTGTCTAAGACCGTTAAGGAATTACTTAAATCTGATTTAAATGAAGTTCAACAAAAATTAATTCTTTCTTCTATCCCAGGTGTAAGTAAAATATCAGCAGGTAAAATTGCATCAAACTTTCATCTGATTGATTTCTTTGATCAATCTAAGAAAAACGAAATAATTAATTTTCAATTGACGGAAAGAAAAAAATTAGGTAATGCAATTTATTCCAAGGTTGTAGAAATTATATCATCTAAAGTTAATGATCTAGAAACACCTCAAACCAAAGAAGAATAGATTCTTTTAGCAGCATTCGCGGCTGTAATTTGATATCTTCGTTAATAATATAACAATTCTGATCTCGATCTTTTTTTGGAGTTGGCTGATAATTTCATGTTCATTGTTATATTTTTTCTTATTTGATATATAATAATCTTTTCCTCTTTTTGAAATCCTTATACTCCCGGTATTGATTGTTAATCCACGGTTAACTTGTTCTATAATAGAAGGATTTACAAAGTAATATATTTCTTCATCAAGTGATTTAAGTTGTTTCGGTATAATAGTAGGATTTAATCTTTCTATAATATCGTCATCGATTAATGAATATTCATCAGGAAATTCTATCATGTAGTTTGTTTCACCATTTGCTGACTTTGCTATCTTTTCATATTGATAAATCAATTTGATCACTTCTAAATCTTTTATAATAACATTTTGATATTTGATATTCCATGTTTCTAGATGTTCCTTGTATCCGAGTGCAACGTCATTTACAATCAATACTTCAGGAATCGACTTGCCTAATATTTTGAAATTGGAATCGTAGTTATATATAATTATTGGAGCCTCATTGATATCTTCGAATAAAATAATTACCTTCATCTTCGAATTTATAAAAAATTAAATCAAATTTATATAATCCTTGAATTATAAAGCCATCCCTTAGTCCATAATTTAATTCTAGGTGAATCAAGAATTAATAAATCCTGAGATTCAAATCTACAATACTTAAGTATAGAAATTAATTCTTTATTCTTTGTTTTGATCTGTTCAAATTTGATAGGCTGGGCTGTAAATGATCCACTAAAATTAGTTATTTCATGTTCGTTAATTTTGCCTATTAATTTTTTATTTGAAGAAGCCATCATATATCCTATCAATCTAGAATAATCATGATCAGGAATTAACAATCCTGAAATTAATCTATATACAGTAGGTTCATTTTTTATATTTAACTTAGTAGATTCCTCATCAATGATTCTATTTAACTTGCTTAAAATTGATCCATAAACATCTGCAATTGATTTTATATCTTCATTAATCAACTCTTTAGGTTCGCTTATAAATATGTTATCCACAAAATTATAATTAGATGGAATATTATATTTAGTTAGCAATTCTTGATATTGCTTCATAACATATCGAATAACCGGGTGTACAATCGGAGTGTCAATATCATGATATGATTTATAATCATCTATCTTGATAAAAATCTTAGTTGGATATGTATAGGAATAATTAATTCTATGAATTGATTCAAATATGTCAATCTTGGTTAAATCACCTTGGATTCTAAATATCTTTTTTTCATTGTGAATTTCATATACAAGAATTAGTTCATTCATCTTTAATAAAAAAATTCTAAATCAAATTTAATCATTTATGATATAATTATCATCATCTTTATCAAAATCTTCATCTTCAATTAAATCTTGATCTTCTTCAGCCTCTGCCTCATTTTCGATATCTTCACCATTTATTGCATCCATATCATTCACATTATCAATGTCAGCCGAGTCAATATATGAATTTAAATATCCAAATTTCTCAATAGACATGATTGTCTCAAAATAATTTTCAACAAATATTTTACCTAACTTAGGTAGGTCATTATAAATTTTATCACATACAACCAAAATATATTTTAATACCCAAAGAAATACATCTTGAGGTTTCCAGTATGATAATAATCTATAAAATGCTGATTGAAAAATTTCATTATCTGTTTGCTGATTATCACTTGGAATAGGATCTATAAAATTTTTATATTTTTTAGAATCGAACTTAGTAGGATTAACATTAGCCTTGCTGTAATATGCAGCATTTACACTTTTATTAGGTGAATTTAACATAGACAAATAAGTGCTAATTAACAACTCTGCATATCTATAAATCGTGAATAACCTAGGATCGTCAGTTGATATGATCTCGGCAGGTTCTATATTCCCAGATCTAATCAGCCTAGGATCTTGACGGCGGGTTCTACCTAAAAATTTAATTTGATACGTGGTGTATTTACTTGATATTTTTTTAATCAGGCCATATAATTTTTCTTCAATTATAAAACTGTATTTTGAATCTGAAGTTTTGATCTTTCCTGAACTGAGTAATTTTTTCTTTATAAATTTAGCAGATTTAAATTTTATCACCTTGTTCCGGGTCTCAATTAATTTAGTGATTTGATTAGGCTTGGCTATACCCATTTTGTCTAAATAAATTTTCTTATCGTCATCAATCATATACCACTTAATTGATTTTGGATAGTCAACATAGGTAGTTAAAAATCCTGCCTCATTTTTATATAATTTAGATTTTTTCTTATCAACTTCTATCTCCCAATTGATAAAATTTCCATTGTTATCATAAATATAATTTGCCGCATATGAAATTGAAAATGTATATTGATCAAGCTGCTGATAATAATTAAAATAATCAGACACCTTCCTGGATTGATTTAACTTTTTTCCAAGTTCGATAAAATAATTAAAAATCTCAGGATCATAAACATTTCCTGATTTATATCCAACTATCATTCTTCCAATTTTTTGATCCCTATATATATGATTCTTAGGATCAGAAAAGTCAACAATAAATGAATAAAGATTTTTTTCATGTTGAATGGTCTGCTCAGGAATTCTATTAAACCCAGTATAATAATTTGCAATTGTTAATTTTTTATAAACATCTGATTTTATAATTGAAGGCATTAACGTTCCTCTAGTTGCGTTGTCATGACCGACACAAAATATATTATACATGATCGAGTAAATCACGTCATTCAAAATTGATCTTCTTGATACTTCTTCATTTACGAATTGAATCTCAGCCTTGTATTCATTCTTCAATTTATGAAAAGCATCTTTGATTATATGTGATATAATTTTTGAATTTGCTACAATGCTTTTATATTTAAATGAAATGATAGGCATAAAATGTGCAGCCAATTCTTCCAGAGTAGTTCCTTTAAATCCAGGTATCGAAATATTATCTCGATCATTCATCCATATCATCCCGATATACATGATGGTATATGTATATGAATATACTTTGATTATATCATAGTCAGTAATGTTAAATGGATTGGCTTCATATAGTTTGATAATAGGAGGGGTTATAACATTTGAAATGTGCTCACTTAAATTTTTCATAGAGAATTCATATTTGAATTTAAATTGACCAGTTGCAGCATAAATTCCATTATACATCTGTGAATTTATTTCAAATTGACTAGACTTAGCGGCATAGAAATTTGCTCTATTTTTTTGTAGCATTTCAAAATCTTCATTTGTTATAAAATCAATTGTTTGATCTTTGAATATTTTTTGATTGCAATATTTACAGTAGTAAATTTTATCTTTGATAGGAAGTGAAAAATCTGCTAAAACTTTGTTCATTTTTCGTTGATCTTTTTCTGAGTAAATATTCATAACTAACTCAATTACATGGTTGCATAAAATTTCTTGATGACAACTTTTACAAAAATATAAATTATCTCTTTCCTCGGATATTTCTTTAATTTCATCAATCAATTCTTTTGCCTTACGTTTTGTTATTCGACGCTGACCTGTTCTAATTGGAATAAATTCATGTATAATCTTAGTATGTGTTTTACATGGCTTGGTAGATATCTTAATCTGCTTTTCCAATATTTCATTCAACTTTTTATATGTTTTTTTATTCACATATTTGATTAATCCTGGAACACTTTGAATCTTATATCGATCCACAATATATTTAATTTCTATGTGATTATCTATTTCTCTTTCTGATAGAATTAATAGTTGATTTAACTCCGATAGTTGAATCATATATTGAATATATTTATTGGACTCTATCTTATTTGAAATCGCAATATAAGTATATCTATCAAGGACTGATTTAAGATAATCTTCATCATTTCTAATTACAGCAGTTATAACTTCAATCAAGCCTAAGTCAGCCAGTCCATGAATAACTGAAAATGTATCAAGTTGATCTAGTTCTGTAGAGAAAATAGTAGATATATATGCATTAATTATTTCCATATAATCATCAGTAATTTTACCTTGATTTGAAATAGATGGATGAACCGTTTTGTAATTAAATATTCTCTTAACATCGGGTTGAGATATTTTTTCAGATTCAAGATGCACAACTGACTTAATATCAAATAGCAATTTTTGTTTTTTATAAAGCGATCCAATATTGGCTAAATCATAATCTGAAAAATTATAATCTTTATTTAATAGTTTATCAACATGAAAATCTCTATTGATTGGGTAATTATGAATAGGTCCTAGAATAAGCATGTTCATATTAACTACTCTTTCATGGTCCTTGAAATCAAAAGATCCTTCTACCATTAAATTATTCATGATTAATATATTCCTGATAATAATTTTTATACTCGATTGTTCAACAAATAATAATAAATCTTTGTAGTGTTCATCCAGGCTATTTGATATCATTTCGATCCAGACATCGGATAAAGAAGGAAATTGCGATGACAATATAATCTTATATGTCAATACATTATAGTTAACTACGCTATCCGAAGTAAATGCTTTAATCTGTTTCATCTTTATGGTATAGATAATTTAATTTTTATTGATAATTCACATTATATTATATAAAATCAAGATGAGATTCTATTTTTATAACGTTTACCATGCTGATGATTTACAATTAGAACAAAGTGAACGAAGAATTGACTTCATATATTGCTGTAGAGATCAATCAAAACATACAGTCGACATTATGGATGAAGTTTTAAATCACCCTGATAATGAAGGTGTCGATATAATTCCAGGAACTATCTTAGATAGTGAATTGCGAGTAATTAAGTCTCCTTCCTATTATTCATTAATTGATAATGAAGACAAAGATGGAGTTAAGTATGAATTAAAGGATGGAACAACAATTAATTTATATAGATGGAATGGTGAATTAAGAATGGGTACATGTAATTCATGGGATATCAGCGGATTAGATGAATATGAAAAAGGAATGACATATGAAGATTACTTCACTGAAGTATTAGAAAAAACAAATACAATGTCATTAATCGATAGAATAGGTGAAAATGATATGTACACGATTACCTTTACAAATCCTTATCTCCATTTACTCGAAAATAAATATATAATCACTACATTTTGTGAAGATCTTCATTACTTGATCAGCCTCCCTAATACAACTTTGAATAAGCATAATTATATTACGTTGAATGGAAATGTAATTAACGTTCACGAATCTAAAACTAGAACAAATATTACTAGATTTTTATATTCAAATAGGAGAAGATTTAGATGTGAAACATATGATCATGGTTTATATAAAACGGCTATTCATATTGCGTGTTCTAAGAATCATAGATTAATTAAGAAGATTGGAAACAGAGTAATTAATGATTATATGAATGAATTATACCAAGCCGTAGATGAATATTTTGAAGAATGCATCAACGAAGATGTTCCATTTAAATGTCCTAAAGAAATTATAGATTTTGATTATGCTAGAAATGTAATCTTTAATGGCAAATATAAGAAATTGTTATTTAAAATTTTATGTCATTATTCAGAAACTGAATGAATATAAATCAATTAAGTGATTGTATATTGGATTTAGAGCCAAATACTAAGAATTATCCTATTAAGTCTCACCTCGTGAATGGATTGATATCGATTATAATTAGAAATCCATTTCATGATATTGAATTAGTCAAAATTGAAGAATATATAACTAAGCAAATAAACATAGATAAGAATAAAAAATTAGCAATATGTGAATTAAGTGATGAAAAATTTATATCTGATCTTAAATCCAGATTAAGTATATTTAACAAGTTTAAATTTGAAGATCGTGAATATATTTTAGAAGATCACAAAATTATATCAGGAGTGATAAATGCAAATAATACTTTATCCTCCGTTAATATATTATCATTGATTGATGAAGATGATAAATCTATATATGTTTATATCCCGCTAACTTCGAAAGAAACAATTATAGGATATCAAAACCAATCAATGAATATTCCATATAATGGAGCTTATCTATTTTTCAATCCCATTAAGATTAAGTTAATTAGAACCGGATATGAACGGGCATTTATTTTATGTAAATTTGGATACAGAGCCATTAAAAATTAAGAATAATTTCTTAATTTTTTTATTGTCTAAAAAAATTTTTAAACGTCCATTTATTACATAAGTCAACTTCATTATACCTCACGGTGATAATCAAGTACTTTCTTCGATCTACAAAGAAAGTTCGCTTCCAGATATACAGATTAAATCTCTATATCCTGCTTCAGAGTGCAATAAAACTCAAAACTAAATTTTAGTCTTGATTGGGGTCGGGTAAAAACTTACAATCGGACTTGGTGTTCTACCTGCAACCAAATAATTGTCCTGGGGGAAATGGGAAAATTTAACGTGGAGGTCTTTTTGCTCTTCTTAATAATCTACATCGATCCATTAAATTCTTGTAAACATTTGATCCTAATTGGAGGGCACGTTTTTCATTACCCATCACATACAGAAAGGAGAATCCATTTGCATCGATATCATAGTCATACTTTTCATGTCCATCATATACATCAGGATTAAATATTTCCATTATAGATATAAGGTTAACAGGATTAGGAGATCTAGTATCTTTTATATTCCATGATTTTTCTACTTGTTTATAGTCATTAAATTCTTCATCAGTAATGAGTGAATAAATAATTTTAATCCTATAAAGAATGATCCTATGAGAAGTTTTTAAAAATTTCTCAGAAACATTAGGATGGATAACTAAATCAGTAAATCTATAATAGAATAAATCAAGATTTAATTCTCCTTTAGAAATAGCATTAAGAATGGAAAGATGATCAACAGATTCATGAGCAAGACTACGAATAAATATTTCATTGGTGTAAATTTCATTGTTAATAAACCATGAAATAACTTCAGATCCTACAGGATAATGAAGGAAAGCATTTTTAACTTCAGTATCATTTTTAACAAAATTGTGAACAATATCGGGATTCAATGATTGAAGATAAAATACTTGGTTAGTCCGAAAGGATGAAATAATTGTACTAACAAAAGTAAAACGTTGAAAGGAGAATAAGTCAACTTCAGATTCAAAACTCATAATGACAGGCTAACCAGATATAGAAACTAAAAAAATCAATTTTTAATTTGATTTATAATAAGATAAAATTAAACAAAATGGATATCAATTATGAAATAGTCAATAACAAGGTGTGTAAATTTGAAGAAATTATCAAGAGAAATAAAAGAATGCTCAAAAACGGCACTTATAATTATACTAGTTGGACCATTTACGTTGGGGTAATGAATAAATCCATATCAGGTAATTGGTTTAAGGATAACCTTGATAATTTCACCTCAATAGATGAACTGATTATGTTTCAATGTAAACAAATTGACGATGATTGGTTTGATAATGATCCTCTTCCAGATGATTTAGTTGGATTTACAATTGTTAAGTCTAATCAAGTGGGAAGCAAGGAGAAAGTGGGATCAGCCACGATATATAAAAGAGGAAAGAATTTGAATAAGTCAAATAGAACCAATGCATTTACTCAGGCTATATCTGAGGCAAATAAAAAATACATAGATAGAATTGATAAAGATTCTGATTTGATTAAGCCGATGCTAGCAAAGGGCGATGCAATTTTAGCAGAAAATGCACTAGATGTAATCACCGAGTTGACTAACCAAAATAAATATAATTTCTCTATTCAATATAAGTATGATGGAGTACGCTGCTTAGTAAAGGTATCTAAAAATAAATCAGTTAAGTATTCTAGAAACTTAAAAAAAATAATTTTATCAGATGAAATTGATCAAGCCTTAAAATTATTTTATAACGCCGCTCACAAATTTGCAGGTGATGAATTTTTAATTGATGGAGAAATTTATCATCACGATATGAAACTGAGTGAAATTAACGGTTATATCAGTAGACATGCAACAAATGAAAAAAGAATGTTAAAGTATTATATATTTGATATTGTACCTATTAATCAAGACATTGATCCAGATTATGAATCTAGAATAATCCTTCGAGATTCTATATTTAAATTTGCTATGGAAAATTTGACAGGAAACGATCTGAAATTGATATCTCATTATTTGATTAATGTAGAGAATTTTGATTGGACAGAACCTGAAATGATTTTAATGAAATATAATGCAGCCTTACAAAATGGATATGAAGGATTGATGATGAAATTACTTAACTCTCCATATTTACCTGATTCTAGAGATGCTATGTTCAAATTGAAACATTTATTTTCAGAAGAATTTACAATCACTGGATTTAAAGATGGAGTAGGTAAACATAAAGGTCTTGTAATTTTCATTTGTCGAGCAACTAGAGAAACGGTAATAAAGGCCATTGAATTTTTAAGAAGAAAAAATCCTACATTTGATATCGATATCGATAAGGCGATGCTTAGGAAAACATTTGGAGTATTTTCAGTAGCACCTAATTGGAGTGATGAAGAAAGAAAAAAAATGTTTGTTAAATTTAGAAAGAGAGAAGATAATGGATATACCCACTTTGAGAATAATTATCAAGGTAAGTTGTTTACTGTTGAATTTCAAGATTATAGTGATAAGTTAGTTCCGATTAGACCAAAAGGAAAGGCTATCCAGTTTGATAGAAATTACTAACTATATCGGAATTAATCTGAAGGATGATCAGCAGCATATCATACTCTGATAATTCATATTTAGAATAAAACATAATTTTTTCTTTATCTACAATGATTTTTAAGTTTTCATCATAATTGACAATTGATGTAGATGAAGTGTGATCAACAGTGAAATTCCCAACCTGATCAACCCCTTGAAGTACGTTGAAAAAGTCAATGGAAATCTCTGAACCTGAATACAGATACTTAAACATGATTAGACTTAGAAATAATTTCTATCAAATTTTTGATTTTTTTAGTTTCTAATCCTAGAATTTTAGTATGTCTTCTATTAAATTCGTTGTTTCCAATTTCAAGATCAGTTATGCTAAGGCAAAACAGGTAAAGAAGGAATGTGAGAATCAGCTTGATGATTCCATTGATATTTGGACCAAGGTAGGTTTACATTTAATGTTTGGAAAGGAAAATTTCGTGATTAATTACGGATCAGCACGGTTAAGGATCATATTGACTCAGTATATTAAACTCTACTCTAGAGAAATTATCATGAAGGCTATCAGCAAATATTATTCTAATCTCGAATATACATCAATGTCCGCATCAACTCCAAAGAAATTACACCATGCACTTAATTCATCTACAAATGCAATTTGTAAATATATCAGATATAAGTTTGATTACGAACCTATGTCTCTCCTCGGGATTTTTAATGAGATATACATGCTCAAGTGTTTGAAAGGTAATAACCTTCCTCATACAAATGACTCCAATTGGAGTAGTTTCTTTGGAAACTTAAAATCAGAAGATCCTAGATTCGGTGAATTAAAAGACAAGTCTGAAATTTTCAGATATTATGCAAAGACATTAACCCCATTACTCTATAGAAATATTGAGTTATTAAAATCTACATTAAATATTGATAATTTAAAAGTAGAAAAAACTTCTAAATATAAAATTGAAGGTGTTTTTACTCCTGATGCTGTTATTTCTGCTGGAGGTAATCTTTATATATTAGAGATTAAATCAAGTACAAAGCAGGTTGAAAATGGGTCTATTCAGGCTTTCTTCGATCTATGTAAATTTAACAGAAATGGAATATTTAATGTAAGTGGGGCCGTATGTATATCTACCTATTCTAATCCAATGTGTTGCCTGTATTCAATGTAAAATAAAAATTAAGCAAATTATATATCTGTTAAGGTATATATGCTTTTATAAAATTTTTAGGGACTTAGAATATGAAAAAATTTTGATTTTTTTTGTTTCTATATCTAGTTAGGTTTAATATGTCAGTCAAATTTAGTATTTACAGTTTGGACAATTTCTCATTTATTTTCGCTCAAGATGCCCCTTTATTCGAGCGTCTTCAAAACCTAACTATTCTCTTCATCGATTCCCCTAAATATGAAAATTGGATGTCTTCATATGTAAAAGCTATCATTGATGGAATCGGAACAAAAACACTATTTGAATATTTCAATAGATGGTTTTATCAAAGAACTCAATCATTCTGCTTCAAATTAGTTCATCTCATTTGTGATGAATTACTTAGTCTTGATCAAGTCAAGGCTGGATTAGAACCTCATTTCTATCCTCTATTTGAAAATGAATTACCAAATGCATCAGCAATATTACTATCAAATCTTGATAGTTGTGGTCATTTAGTCAAGGCTGAATGTGCTACTCAATTTGCTCAAAGATTATTTGGTATGTTTCAAAGAAAAGAAAGCAATTTCTTTAGTCCTGTTAAAATAGGAGATAACATATTCAATATAATCATGCATGATAAGTTCAATGGTGAAATCACTAATGGAAGAAACTTTAGAATCCACTTCAAATCTGCCTATTGTGATTCTACTTATTCATGGAAATTAATCTATTTCTGTGAAGCGGAGTGCTATTCAACTTCATCAAATAGTGATTTTATTCACCTCCTTGTCCATTCACTTCATATCTTTTAATGGACATCAAAACAAAAAAACACAAAAAACCAAAAAACCCAAAAAACCAAAAAAAATCACCTCACTTCACGATTTAAATATAAATTAATATTGGGACGCAGCTGGGTTATGACCATGTTTTACATGTCGCTCTGTCAGTGGAAGCTAACACTATTAGTTTGTATTTAAATCAACACACCCCTTTAAAAATTTTTTTAGACTTTTTATTAACCAATTGAGAAATGATGGAGTTTCATTAATTTGATTTTTTATAATTACCTGATAAATTATGTATTCACTTGAATTGTTAAAAGATCAATTTCCAAATATTGGATTTAAAGAGGGTTATTTAAATTTAAATAATATTAGCAATATTTTTAGACATGCTGCTATTTTTGGTCATTTAGAAGTATGTGAATGGTTAATGCAATTTAATCCTGATGTTCATGTTATTAATGTTGACGCCGCATTTAGATATGCTGCTGAAAATGGTCATTTACATATCCTTAAATGGTTAATGCAGTTTGGTCCGGATGTTCATGTCAAAAATGATGAGGCATTTATAAAGGCTGCTCGTAATGGTCATTTACATATCCTTAAATGGTTAATTCAATTTAATCCGGATGTTCATGCTATTAATTGGGCATTTAGATGGGCTGCTTGTAATGGTCATTTACATATCCTTAAATGGTTAATTCAATTTAACCCAGATGTTCATGTTATTAATGAGGCATTTAGATATGCTGCTCGTAATGAGCATTTACATATCCTTAAATTCTTAATTGAAATAGATGGAGATTTGATTAAATTACTCAACGAGGAACAATTAGAAAAGTTGATAAATTGCATTAATTTACAAAGAAAGAAATCAGCAAGAAGAAATTATTTTTTTTCAACTTGATCAAGAATAAATTTACATTTGATAGATTATTTTTTAACAAGGATGATTATGAACTTACGTGAATGATGAATTTAAATTAGGCTGATTATAAATTTAGAAATTGAAAGTAAAATATTTCAACATGCTTGATCAAGAATAAATTTTGAAATTGAGAGAAGATATATTTTTCAACTTGAATGATCATGGTTGATCAAGAATAAATTCAGATTGAGAGAAAATATATTTTTTCAACCGGTGATTATGAAATTGATAGAAATATTTTTCAACATGGATGATCAGGCTGGTTATGAAATTGAAAGTAAAATTATTTTTTTCAACATGATCAAGAATAAATTTTGAAATTGAAGAAGATATATTTTTTAACCAAGTTGATTATGAACTTAGTGATAGATTATTTTTAACATGGATGGTTCTGAGATTGAGAGAAGATATATTTTTTAACCAAGTTGATCATGGATGATTATGAACTTGCTTAGTGAATGATGAATTTTAACCTGGCTTGTTATGAATTGATAAAATATTTTAAAGCGGATTATGAAATTGAAAGTAAATTATGATAAAGGCTGATCCTGAAATTAAAAGTAAAATATTTAAATACACTTGATCAGAATAAATTTAGAAATTGAACAAGTATATATTTTTCAACTTGATTAATGGCTGATCAAGAATAAATTAGAAATTGAAAGTAAAATATATTTTTTAACCAAGATGAACCTGGATGATTATGAATTTGCTTAGTGATAGATTATTTTTAACACGGCTGATTATGAATTGATAGAGGTTGATAAAAAATATTTTAACATGGAATGATGAATTTGATAGAAATATTTTTCAACACTGTTGATCAAGAATAAATTAGAAATTGAAAGTAAAATATATTTTTTAACCAAGATGAACCTGGATGATTATGAACTTGCTTAGTGATAGATTATTTTTAACACGGCTGATTATGAATTGATAGAGGTTGATAAAATATTTTCATCTGGATGATCGCACTTGATTATGAATTTGAGAGAAGAGATATTTTTTAACCAAGATGAACACGGTTGATTATGAACTTGCTTATGAAAAATATTTTAAAGCGAATGATGAATTTAAATTGGGCTGATTATGAAATTGAAAGTAAAATATTTTTCAGCTTGATCAAGAATAAATTTAGAAATTGAAAGTAAAATATTTTTCAACATGGATGAACACGGATGATTATGAACTTGCTTAGTGAAAAATATTTTTAACATGGATGATTATGAAATTGAACTTGATAGAAGATATATTTTTCAACTTGATGAATAAGAATTTAGAAAGTGATAGAAATATTTTTAACATGGTTGATTATGAACTTGCTTAGTGGAAAATATTTTTAACATAGAATGATGGATTTTAACCTGGATGATTATGAACTTGAAAGTAAATTATTTTTTCAACATGGATGATCAGGCTTGTTATGAGTTGATAGAAATATTTTAAAGCGGATGATGGATTTAAATTAGGCTGATTATGAAAGTAAAATATTTTTCAACATGGATGGATAAATTTAGAAATCGAAGAAGATATATTTTTTAACCAGGCTGATTATGAAATTGATAGAGGTTGATAGAAATATATTTTCAGCTTGATCAAGAATAAACTTTGAAATTGAGAAGAAGATATATTTTTTAACATGATCAAGAATAAATTTATATTTGATAGAAGATATATTTTTTAACATGGATGATCAGGTTGATTATGAACTTGAAAGTAGAATATTTTAAGATGGATGACGGATTTAAGATTAAAGGCTGATTATGAAATTGAAAGTAAAATATTTTTCAGCTCGATTAAATTTAGAAATTGATAGAGATATATTTTCATCTGGTGATCAAGAATAAATTATGAAATTGAAAGTAAGATATTTTTCAACATGGATGAATTTAGAAATTGATAGAAGATATATTTTTTAACATGGATGAACACGGCTGATTATGAACTTGCTTGTTGATAAAGGTTGATAAAATATTTTAAAGCGAATGATAAATTTAAATCAGGCTTGATATGAACTTGATAGAAATATTTTAAGATGGAATGATGAATCTAATTGAAAGTAAAATATTTTTTAATATGATCAAGAATAAATTTATATTTGATAGATTATTTTCAACATGGATGATCAGGCTTGATCAAGAATAAATTTAGAAATTGAAAGTAAAATATTTTTCAACATGGATGAATAAAAATTGAGAAGAAGATATATTTTCATCTGGATGTTCATGGTTGGTTATGAACTGCTTAGTGAAAAATATTTTAAGATGGACGGCTGATTATGAAATTGAAAGTAAAATATTTTTCAACATGATGAATAAGAATTTATATTTGATAGATTATTTTTTAACCAAGATGATCATGCTTGATTATGAACTTGCTTGGTGATAGATAAAATATTTTAAGATGGAAAGATGAATCTAATTGAAAGTAAAATATTTTAAAGCGA